CTCTATTGTGTTAGCATGTCGGCAGTCTGGTAAAAGTATTAGTACAGTTATTTACATTCTGTGGTATGCAGTCTTTCATCCTGAAAAGACAATTGCGATCCTTGCGAATAAGGGTGCAACAGCAAGAGAGATGTTATCGCGGGTCACATTAGCACTTGAGAATCTCCCATTCTTTTTACAGCCTGGATGTAAGGCTTTGAATAAGGGTAATATCACATTCGGAAATAACACTAAGATTATTGCCGCGGCGACTTCTGGTTCTTCTATTCGTGGTCTATCAGTGAATCTTCTTTTCCTTGACGAGTTTGCTTTCGTTGAAAATGCTGCTGAATTCTACACATCAACATACCCTGTTGTTTCGGCAGGTAAAGAGACTAAGGTGATTATTACATCTACGGCAAATGGTGTTGGTAATGTTTTTCATCGATTATACGAAGGTGCTGTACAGAAGAGAAATGAATTCAAAGCATTTCGTGTAGATTGGTGGGATGTTCCTGGTCGAGATGAAGAATGGAAAAGACAAACCATTGCAAACACATCGGAAATTCAATTTGAACAGGAGTTCGGTAACTCTTTTCACGGCAGATCAAATACTCTAATTAACTCAGATTCTATTCTTGCTTTAAAAGCTCAAGAACCTATAGAATATAAGAATGGTGTTTCATATTATGAAAAGCCCATTGCTGGCCACACATATGTAATGTGCATCGATGTTTCGAAGGGAAGAGGACAGGACTATTCAACATTTAATATCTTTGACGTTCAGTCAGATAGATTTAAACAGGTGTGTACATTTAGAGATAACATGGTATCTCCATTGATATTTCCAGACATCATTGTTAAGATTGCAAATCTCTATAATGAGGCTATTGTTCTTATCGAGAATAATGATGTTGGACAGGTGGTTTGTAATGCAGTGTATTATGACTATGAATATGATAATACATTTATTCAGTCTTCGACTAAAGCTGGCGGTATCGGAGTCACAATGTCAAAGAGGATTAAGAGGATAGGTTGCTCAAATCTAAAGGACATTATCGAACTTGGTAAACTTGAGATTATAGATGCCGATACTATATCGGAGATGGCTACATTTGAGGTTCATGGATCTTCTTATGCAGCAAGTGGAGGCAATCATGATGATCTTGTGATGAATTTAGTTCTCTTTGCTTGGTTTATATCATCCGATGCCTTCGGTAACATACTCGAAATGGATTTAAAGGATATGTTATATCAAGATAAGATAAGAGAGATTGAAAATGATCTATTACCTTTCGGATTTATTGATGATAATAAACAAGGGCCTGTTCGTAATGAGACACATGATAAACTAGTGGCTCAACAGAAGAATTGGTTAGAATTCTAGAGATCTTTATATATATAAATAAGCATGAGTGACGTGAAATAATTCTTGTTATTTATACAAACATCTTATTATACAACTATAACAAACTGAAAGGAACAATATGGGTTTTCAAGTATCACCTGGAGTCGAGGTTAAAGAAATCGACCTAACAAATGTCATACCGGCAGTATCCGCATCAATTGGCGGATTTGCAGGGTATTTTAAATGGGGGCCTGTTGATCAGGTATCTCTTATTTCGTCCGAGAAGGGTCTGATCCAAGCTTTTGGAACTCCAGACACTTCTGTTCTCTATGCTGATCCGTTTTTCCAAGCGGCTTCATTCCTTCAATATGCATCTGCTCTAAAAGTAGTTCGTGGTGGTAACTCCGATACATTCTCAAATGCATCGGATGCAGACAACAGTCTAGATTCACCACTAAATCGTACAGGTGTATGGATTCCTAATCAATCATACTTTGAAGATGTTTTCACAGATAGTGAAGGTGGCACATTTGCTGCTAGATTTCCGGGTGAAGCTGGTAATTCTCTTAAAGTTTATGCTTTGAATACAACCGATTACAACGCATTGATCACCGCGTCTCCACATACTGAGGAAGAACTGAACGTATACAACTCATTTGATCTTGCACCTGATGCAGGTGAAATTCATGTTGCCATCGTTGATGTAAAAGGTGCATTCGGTGTAGCAGGTCAAGTTATTGAAAGACATGTTGGTTTAAGTGTAGACAAAGGTGCTAAGGCCGAGAATGGTGGAAGTAATTATATCAAAGGTGTTATTAATTCGAGATCGAGATATATTTATTGCATCTTAGATGATACCAATGATTTAAATGGAGATTCATTCACAATGTCTGGAGACTCTCCATTAGCGGGCGTCGGTGTATTCCAGCTCAAAGGTGGTATTGAAGCTCAGGATAACTTGAAACTAGAAGCTGATATTAAAAATGCATTAGATCTCCTTTCAGATACAGAGACAGAAGATATAAGTCTTCTCTTCTCTCAGATTAATGACGACGGCGCCGTGATTCAGAATCACATTCATGCGATTGCGACGAGTAGGAAAGATGCAATGGCATTCCTTTCTCCACCGAAGGAAGATACAGTGGGTCAGATTAATCCGCTGGCTAGTGTTTTGGCATTCGCCAACGATACTTCGACCGAGGGCGGCCTAAAAAATCGGGATGCGGAGGGATCTTATGGTTTCATCGATTCTGGTGCAGTGTATATCTATGATCGTTATAATGATGTATATCGTTATATCCCAGCAAATGGTCACATTGCAGGTCTCTGTGCTAACACAGATGATGTTGCAGAACCTTGGTTCTCACCAGCTGGTCTCAATCGTGGAAGTCTTCGCAATGTCGTGAAGGTTGCTTATAACCCTAAGAAAGCAGATAGAGATGAACTCTATAAAGCTGGTGTTAATCCAGTTGCTGGTTTCCCAGGTAGTGGCATCGTTCTCTTCGGTGATAAGACTGCACAAGCTAAACCATCTGCCTTTGATAGAATCAATGTTCGTAGATTGTTTATCGTTCTCGAAAAAGCAATTGCAACTGCAGCTAAGTATCAGTTGTTCGAAATTAATGATGAATTCACCAGATCTTCTTTCAAGAATTCTGTTGAGCCATTCTTGAGAGGTGTTCAAGCCCGTCGTGGTATCACTGATTTCCTTGTTGTGTGTGATGATAGCAACAATGATGCAGGTGTTGTTGATTCTTCTAATTTTGTTGCTGATATTTATATTAAGCCAACAAAGTCTATCAACTTCGTAAACCTGAACTTCGTCGCGACACGAACTGGTGTTGAATTCTCAGAGATCGCTGGTCGATCTAACGCTTAATAAATTAAAGAAAGAAAGGAAATAAAAAATTATGTCAGATTTTAAAGTAGATACCCTTAAGGGTAAATTAGGGGGAGGCGGAGCACGCGCCAACCTTTTTAAATGCACGTTCTCGGGCGCAAACGGACTCACAGGTGATGCAGGCGATAAGGCAACACATCTATGTAAAGCCGCTTCGCTTCCGGGTTCAGTAGTTGGTCAGGTTGATATACCATTTCGAGGTCGAGTATTGAAAGTCGCGGGAGACCGCACATTCGAAAACTGGACTGTGACATTCATCAATGATGAGGATTTTGCAATTCGGGATCAATTTGAAACTTGGATGAACAAAATTAATGGTCATGAGAATGGAAAAGGTGAAGTAGACCCTGAAAAATATCAGAGTGTTTTGACAGTTGAGCAACTTAGCCGAGACAAGACCTCGAAGGGATTGAAGAAAATCATCCTTGATGGTGCTTTCCCTGTTAACATCTCTTCGATCGATCTCAGTTATGATACAACCGATGCGGTTGAAGAATTTACTGTTGAGTTCGCTTATAACTACTATAAAACTAACACAACTACTTAGTTAGTTAGTTAGTAAGTAATTAAAAAATTATGGGCTCCTCAATCTTGGGGAGCCCATATATTTTCGTATAAATAACATATATGAATCTATTTGGATATGAAATTAGTAAAAAGATTACGTCGAGAGAAACAAAACTCGATAAAGATCTAAAATCATTTGTTACACCACGTGACGAGGAAGGCTCTTCTTCTGTTGCTACAACTGGTGGATACTACGGTCAATACGTCGATATTGATGGTACTAGTAGTGACAGCTCATCAGAGTTGATTGTTAAGTATCGGGAATCTGCATCACAACCAGAGTGTGATCAGGCCATTAATGATATTGTTGACGGAGCTATTGCATCGGGGGATGATTCTGCACCCGCTGCATTAAATATGAACGACTCTGAATTACCAGATTCAATCAAGAAGCAGATTCAAGAAGAATTTAGTAAGGTACTATCCTTATATAAGTTCAATCGTAGGGCGTCTGATCTATTTAAGGAATGGTATATAGACGGCCGACTATACTTTCACGTCATAACTGATGAAAAGAATTTTAATAAAGGTATCAAAGAGCTTAGACAGGTAAATCCTTTACATCTTAAAAAGGTTAAAGAGGTTAAAAAAGTTCTTGATCCAAAGACTGGGGCCAAAATCCCAAAGACTGTATCTGAATATTATATTTACTCAGAGGGTGGCGATGGTTCCGGTTCAGATGTTGGATTTAAGATTGCCAAAGAAGCAATCATCGCGTGCCCTTCTGGTTTACTTGATGTTAATCAAGAAAATATAATAGGACATTTACATAAGTCAATGAAGTTGGTGAATCAACTTCGAATGATGGAAGATTCATTAGTGATGTATCGTGTATCACGTGCACCAGAAAGACGAATCTTCTATATTGATGTCGGCAATCTTCCAAAGGGTAAGGCTGAAGAATATGTACAATCTGTGATGAGTAAATATCGCAACAAGCTTGTATATGATTCGGCTACAGGTGAGATTAGAGATGATACCCGACATATGTCGATGCTTGAAGATTTTTATATGCCACGAAGAGAAGGTGGTAGAGGTACAGAGATTACGACTCTTCCTGGTGGAGAGAATCTTGGACAGATTGAAGATGTTGTATTCTTTCAGAAGAAACTTTATAGATCTTTGAATGTGCCTATTGCAAGACTTGAACAAGATACTACTCATGCATTTGGACGACCAAGTGAAGTATCTCGTGACGAAGTTAAATTTCAGAAATTCATTGATAAGCTTAGAAACAAATTCTCTTTTCTATTGATTGATGCTCTACGAATTCAGTTAATCCTAAAGGGTGTTATTAAACAGTCTGAATGGGATACAATCGAAGAGAGTATTGCAATCAATTATGTTGAAGATAATTACTTCTCTGAATTGAAGGAAGCCGAGATTATCAAAGAGCGTGTTGAAGCCCTTAATATTGTCAATGAATTTGTTGGTCAATACTACTCTAAGGCTTGGGTCCGCAGAACGATCTTGAAGCAAACTGATGAAGATATTAGAAAAATTCAAGATGAGATTGAAGATGAGAAAAAAGATGAGCCAGATGATGATTTGGACATTTAAAAATAACAATTATTATAAATAGATACTATGAACAATACAGAAAAACTTTTTAATGATTTAGTGAATAATGATGAGCAGGCTGCTATGAGTTCTTTCACAGTAGCAATTCAAGATAAACTTGATCAAGTTATGGCAGTGAGGAAAGTTGCTATTACATCTGAAGTCTTTAATCAAGCTACTGTTGAAGAGTCAACTGAACTTGAGGAGGCTGCTATCGAGATTACATTCAAGAAGGGTAAGTCTTCTAAGAAGGAGATTGCTAAATTTAAAAATCAGAAGGAATTCGAGAAGTGGTTCATTAAACATGAAGATGATATTGAAATCACTTCACACAAAGGATTAGAAGAATAATATGAAATTAATCACAGAACATTTAGATTCAAACCTCGAATTTCTCATTGAGAAAGATGAGAAGGGTAACAAGAATACCTACATCGAGGGTGTCTTTATGCAAGCGGAGCAGAAAAACCGCAACAATAGAATTTATCCTAAAAACGTATTAACTGAGGCATGTGACAAATACGTAAAGGAGCAGGTTAAAACTGGAAGAGCTGTTGGTGAGTTGAATCACCCAGAAGGCCCAGCAATTAACCTTGATAAAGTTTCGCACAGAATTACCGAACTTAATTGGGATGGTAATGATGTTGTTGGAAAGGCACTTATACTGAATACGCCAATGGGTAATATAGTGAAAGGACTTATTGAAGGTGGATGTAAGTTAGGTGTCTCAAGTCGTGGTATGGGAACAGTTGAAAGCAGGAATAGTAAGACCTATGTGAAGAGTGATTTTATGCTCTCCACAGTGGACATTGTACAAGATCCTTCTGCACCGGAAGCATTCGTTAATGGAATAATGGAAGGTGTTGAATGGATTTATGAGAATGGTATTCTTAAACCTCAACAGATTGAAGAATATGAGACTGAAATACGTAAAGCATCTAAATCTGAACTTGCAGAAGCTCAGAAAAGGGTCTTTAGTGATTTCCTCTCCAAACTCTAATCATTAAAATAATAAAGCTATGTCAGAAGAAAACACAGAACTAGAAGACATCATTGAAGATGTCTCTGAAGA